CCCCGGCAGAGCATCTGCCAGGGACACGCCACGCCGTTCGATTACATCTGCGGGGCGTTCTTCGAGCGGCAGGAGGACTACTGGACCGCCGAGGAGAAGGATCGCTACAAGATCCTCGACGACGTGATCGTCTGGGCCTGCCGGTCGGGGCTGAAGACCTTTTGCGCGGGGCTGGTATCTCACCTGGAGTGCAAGCACAAGCCGGGGTGCGAGATCCGGGCCCTGGGGGGGTCGGGGGATCAGTCACGGAAGATGTACGAATACTTCACGTCGGCCTGCAACAAGATCGGACCGGAGGACGTGGTCGGGGGGGAGCCGAAGCAGATCCTGACGAGGTTCAAGAACGGCTCGCGGATGAGCTGCCTGACCCAGAGCGTCAAGGCGGTCCGGGGGGAGCACGTCCAGAAGCTCAGGTGCGACGAATACGACGAGTTCAAGCGGGAGGTGATCGTAGCGGTCCAGAACGTGCCGGCCTCCCGGGCGGGGATCTCGGCCGGGATGGAGATCCTCTCGACGGCTCATCATCCCTACGGGCCGATGATCGAGGTTATCGACCGGTCCCAGGAGACGGAGATCCCGGTGCTCAAGTGGTGCCTCTGGGAAGTAATCGAGAGATGCCCGGAGTGGAGGAAGTGCGAGGACTGCGAGAAGATCATTTCCCGGGACGAGGCCAACAACCCACACACCTTCCGGGAAGTCTGCGGGGGGAAGGCGAAGCAGATCACCGAGGACCGGTTTCCGGCGCAATCGATTGATGATATTCACAAGATCTTCAAGCGGATCAAGTTCGAGGACTTCCAGGCGGAAAACCTCTGCGAAAGGCCCCGGGTCGCCGGCGGGACGTTCTACAAGGGATTCGACGACCGCCCGGGGGGGATTCACCGCATCGCCGACATCTACGAGCCGGGATGGAAGCTCTACGAGGCAATCGACGGGGGATTCCACCACCCCCGGGCGACGTTCTACCAGCGTAACCCGTCAACTGATCAGCTTATTGTCATCGACGAATATGCCCCGGAAGACATCGCGCCATCGGACTTCGTCAAGAACTGGTGGGCATACCGCACGGCAGCGGGCTACCACCAGCCGACGTATATGTTCGCCGACCCGGCGGCAACGGACCTGATCGCCGAGTTTCATAAGTTCGGGAAAGAGAACAGGATCGAATGGATCAAGGTAATCAAGGCGGTCAACGATCGCAAAGAGGGGGCCAGGCTGATGCGGGAGGCCGTGGCGATCAACGACGCCCTGGGGGCGCCGATGATGCTGTGGTGCGAGAAGGCCAAGGTCAACCGCCAGGAGATGAGGGAGTTGCACTTCCCGGAGGCCTCGACGGGGAAGGAGCAGCCCGAGTGGCACGTCGAAGTCAACGACCACGGCCCGGACTGCAACCGTTACCTGGTGGCTTCACTGCGCAAGATCGAGCACATAAAGGGCCGAAGAAACCCGACCCGGCCGGGGAGCCGGCAGAACAAGGATCCGAAACAGGAGGAGAAACAGGATGAAATCAGACAATAGCCAGGTGCGGGCCAAGCTCTTCTTCCCGGACCCGGTCCTCATCGAGAAGGGGCTGCGGGGGGAGAGCCAGAAGCGCGAGGCCGGGGATCCTTTCAAGGGGTTTTACGGCGTCGCGATGGGGGACCTGGTCGAGCCGCCTTACGACAAGAGCACCCTGGCGGAGTTCGTCGAATACAACCCCGTGATGGGGCCCTGCATCGAGGCGATGAAGACCAACATCGACGGGACGGGGTTCGACTTCGTCGAGGCCGACGTCCCGGACGAGTTGAAGGACCAGCACGAAGATGAAATCAAGGCCGAGCTGAAGAAGCTCAAGCGGCTGTTCTCGTACTGCCACCCGATCCTGAGCTTCATCCAGCTGCGCAAGCGTCTCCGCCACGACTACGAGACCACCGGCGAGATGTTTATGGAGGTGATCCGGGACGGGAAGGGCGACATCTGCGGCTTCGAGCACCTGGAGTCCCCGACGATGCGGATCACCCGGATGGACCTCGAGCCCACGATAATCAAGATGTGGATCCTCGACGAGGACACTTACCAGTGGGAGAAGGACGAGGTCCCCTACCGATTTCGGCGGTTCTGCCAGAAGATCGGGACGACCACGACCTGGTTCAAGGAGTTCGGGGATCCGAGGAAGATCAGCTCGAAGACCGGGAAGGAGGTCAAGGGTAACAACAACCTGGCCAACGAGATGATCTATCACCGCCAGTACTCCCCGCGGACGAGCTGCGGGATCCCCCGGTACATCGGATCCCTGCTTTCGCTTTCCGGGAGCCGGAAGGCGGAGGAGCTCAACTACAACTACCTGCGCAACGGCAAGCATATCCCGCTGGCGATTCTGATCGAGGGCGGGATGCTGACGACCGACTCGGCCAACGCAATTAAGGAGTACGTCAAAAAGAAGGGAAAGGGAGTGGACGCCGCCCACGGCATCCTGGTCCTCGAGGCGGCGCCGGCGGAGGACACCACCGACTTGAACAAATCCCCCGGGAGGGTGGGGATCAAGTTCGAGAGCCTCGTCGATACCCTCCAAAAGGACGAGCTGTTCCAGGAGTACATCGAGAACAACTCCAAACGGATCCGGATGGCCTGGCGGCTGCCACCACTGCTCATAGGATTGGCGGACGATTACACCAGGGCGACGGCCCGAGAGTCACTGCAATACGCCGACCCCCAGGTCTTTGCCCCCGAACGGCTGGACTTCGACCACCTGATGAACCGCCTGATCCTCGCCGATATGGAGATCAACTTCTGGAAGTTCCGGTCGAACTCCCCGGAGGTAACTGACGCCACTGCCATTACCGAATCGGTGTTCAGACTGGAGCGGTCCGGCGGGATGACCCCGAGGACCGCGGCGCGGATGGCGGAGAAGGTCCTTAACCACCCGGTGAAGCTGGAGATGCCGGATGAGTGGCTGGATAAGCCGCTGACCCTGATCATCGAGGAGATCAAGGCCTCCAGGGGCCAGGAGACACTGATGGGCGGGCTGCTCAAGACGGAGAAATCGAAAAAGGATCAGGTCGAGGACTTCGTCCGAGGCTTAGGGGAGATCAGGGAATACTTGAAAGAGCGGGGAGCGTAGCCGATGTCCGTCAAGATCGCCGCTTTGATGATCGTCCTCAATGAGGAGCGTTTCCTCGACCTCTGCCTGACCCGGATCCAGGGTTACGCCGACCAGATACTGATCGCCGAGGGAGCGACGGAGCTGGCGGCCGAGCTGGGCTGGTCCGGTCCGGACGGGGCCTCTACCGACCGGACCCGGGAGATCATCGAGGAGTGGGGAGACAAGGTTGACTACAAACCCTCGACCGGCCCCTGGCCGGACAAGGTCGAGATGTATAACTCCCTCCTGGCCAGGGTCAAGCGGTCGATTACCCACGTCCACCTGATTTCCCCGGATGAGTTCTATGAAAAAGCCGACCTGAACCTGATAAAGCAGAAGCTGGCCGCGCACCCCAAAGAGGTCCTGGCCATCCAGTGCATCCACTACGCTTCCGGGGGAAGAGAACTCCACGGCGGGGGCAATAACGTCCTGGACCACTACTACCACCGGATATTTCCCCGAATCGAACAATATAACCGAGTTCAAGATCCAGCATTACGGCCATATCGACCCCGGATACTCCGAGAGGAAGGCGAAATACTACCTGGAAAGGGCTCACAGATGGGGCTGGAAAAACCCGCCGGTCCACGACCCAGGAGAGACGATATGACCAGGATCACCCCAGAAGAGGCCCGGGCCGCCGTCGGCGGGATCGATTTTATTCTCGGATTGCTCGGAATCCGGGTTGAGAAAGGCGGCAAAGCCAAAACGATCTACACCCCGGAGGAGATTTTAGGGATGGAGGAGGGCCTGGCGCAGCCGCTCAAGAAGATGGCGGCCAAGGTCAACACCCCGCTCAGGAAAAGCCTCTACGGGCTGATGACCAAGAAGGACTGGATCGACCTCAGCGAGAAGGAGCGGGAGGCGATCTACCAGCTGGCCGCCGGGAAGCTCGCGGACGCCGGCGCCGAGATGGGGGAGATGGCCGCCCCGGTGATCCGGCGGGAGGCCGAGCGGGTCTATACCGAGGTCCGGGAGGTCCTCTCCGGGAAGCTCGGGATCTCCGCGGACTTCGAGGCCATCGACCAGAAGCTGATCGACACCTTCGCCCGGGACAACAACTACTGGATCGGGAAGCATTACACCGAGGAGCACCTGGAAGCCGTCAAGAGGATCGGGGCCAGGGCCCTGGAGGAGGGGCTGGGGAGGGACGAGCTGGCCGATTTATTCAAGGACGCGCTGGGGAGCCAGTTCGAGGATTACCGGTACTGGGATGTGCTGTCGTCCACGGTGATCAACCGGTCGCGGACGTATTCAACGGTCCGGAGTATGCACCTGATCGGGATCAAGGAGTACGTCTGGATGGCGGTGAACGACGAGAGGACCTGCCCGATTTGCGGCGAGCTCGACGGCCAGGTCTTCAAGACCGAGAGAATCTACGAGATAATCGAAGAGACGGCGAGCCTGGAAAACCCGGAAGACCTGAAGACGACAACGCCCTGGCTGAGCGTCGATCCGGAGGGGGAGATTTACTACAAGGACGCTGCCGGTGAGCGGCGCGTGGTGGACATCCACAACGTCGAGGAGTTACAGAACGCGGGGATGGGGTTCCCG